TTTCCTTGCCACAGGTTAGATAGGTCCAGTAATCGCCTATGACCTTCTGACGTGACTTCTTACCGGTGACTAGATCTGTACTCTCTGGTACCCAAACTTCCCCTTTTTGAGCTACGCACCGGTTTATGAAGTCTCGCTTAGCGGCAAAGGAGTAGGGAATCTTCATTCCAAAGAACTTACAGAGAGTCTTGCCTTGATCGGTAAGAAGATCGAATGGGTTGCCTAGCTTATCGAATAGTAACCAGGATAGTTGCTGACAAGAACCTACATTGAAGGTTTTGGCTTTTGATGTTCCTGGGTAAGCTTCAGCTATGAGTGGCGCTATCTCTGTCGTGATGTAGTTTAGAATTTCAGCGTTCTCAGCTTCTAGGTAATTCTTCAGGTCTTGAAGCTTCTCAGGATCTACTCTAAGTCCTATGGTATTAAGATCATAGGTTGCAGTGCGGAGCAGGGGCATTGTTTCTTCTTCATAGAAGAATTTGTCTAGATTCTGTTCAAAGAGCTGCGGTGTGAGCGTGTAAAATAGCTTTAGCGTCAAGATAGTATCTTTAGCTCCGTATCTAGCTATTAGATCGGAGTCGGCTTTATAGAGTTCATAGTTTGACTTCGTTACTGTGCCTCCGTTGAGCGTTATACTAGCCTTCATTTCAGATTGCTCTAGTTTAGACTCCTCTCCGTAGAGCGACACTGCTAGCTCTTTCAGGCCTATAGAGCGATTCTCGTCTAGCAGATGAGCTAGTAGCATAGTGTCTGTGTGTACATAGGGCATTAAGTCTATCTTGAAGTTGGAATTAATCATTTTACAGTCGAAGAGAGCGTTGTGCATAACGAGACTCTTGTTTTTAAGAAGAGCAAGAACTTCTAAAGCGGCTGACGTTGTCTCTAGGGCTTCAAGCGTCTGAGTATCCTTATTCCAAGAGTCAAGTACAACGTAATAACCTATGTCCGTGTGTGCAGAGACGCTAAAGCCGATCACTTTTGCGTTCTTGCCTAACCCTGTAGTTTCCGTGTCAAATGCTATGAACTCGTTTTCAAAGATGTAGTCTTTGATAAGATTAATCTGACTCAACTTATTTATTACTATAAGTTTTTCACTCATACTCCTCCGAATAGCATATCTGGTCCTTTAGCTTATATATTATCTGATTACATAGCTGATGCCTTAGCTGACCTTCTAGCTGACCTTCTAGCTGATTATATAGCTTACGGATTTGCAGGTTCCCTAGCTGATCTTCTAGCTGATACCCTAGCTGCCCGTTTAGCTGATTCCCTATCTGATTCCTTATATGATTACGGGGTTTCATTTTTAGTCCAATTTATGCTTTGATATGGGATTACATCGGTTTTTCTGTCTTTACCTCTAAGCTTAATAGCCTGACCATTCCAGAAATCAAAACGCTTCTCTTCCGCCTGCGTTAGCTCCCTCATGTGCTCTGTTTCTGAGTCAAACATGAGCCTGTAGCAAACGTCTTCTTGAATATAGTCTTTGTCTCTCTTCTTATGTCTAATCTTACAGAACTTGAACGCAGTGGCTGTAGGGCAGTCCTTGGATTGGCCATAGCACCTTTTGAGGGGTTGCCATATAGTCACTAGGTAGTCGCAGTAGCTTTCAAAGAATACGGTACCGTATGCGGAGTCTTTATTAAGCTCTAGGTCCCCTATACCGGCCTTCTCTCTGGGGGCTTGGCTTTGCATTACAAGCATGGTGTTAGTCTCTACTGCAAAGCCCTTCATGGCGTGGCAGATTTCCATTAAGTCTTGGTTCTCCCCATGCTTGCCTTTCTTCTTAAGAGCGCCTATGTGATCGATGACTACACACCCTATCTGCTTGTTGGTCTCCTTCTTAAACTTCATGAGGTAGTCTTTAATCTCGTCTAGGGAAAGGTGTCTAAAACCTCCCTCGCTATTGTAGTTACTTAGGATATGGACCTTGTCGTGTAAGGCTGTATTATCCCCACACATGATCTTCCAGCGCTCGGCAATCTCGTTTGCGGGTTGCTCTAGAGGTACGAAGAAATGAATGAAATCTGGGTTAGACTTCACAAAGCCTTCGAACATGTTGAGGCTCATAGCTGTCTTACCAACACCGGAGCCGGCTACTAGGCCTATGATCTGACCGAGTCTAAAGCCGTGGGCTGTGGCGTCTATGTACTTGTGGCAGGGAAAGCGGGTGCCTTTTAGATTATCGCCTGAACGAGTTAGGATGTCTTTGACAGAGCTTGAAAGCTGCTCAGTGGCTCCTGTAAGCTCGTAGGTCCACACCTTGTCTATAATGCCTTGGGCGTAGGATAGTCTATGCGGGGTTGCCCTAGAGACCGCCTTAGCGGTGTTTACAAGCACTGAGCGGGCTTCGTCCTGGCTGAAGGCGTTAGCGTGTAAGATATGCCCTAGACGATAATCAGCCGTGCTACGGTCGTCTGTGAGCCCTGAGAATAGATCCTTAGCCTCCTGGTTACGTCTCAGGAGCTCGCCGAACTTAGGAGGAAGCTTCTCATTAAGCTCCATGATCTCTGCTTTGTTATAGGTCTTGTTATAATGCTGTTGGCAGTAAGCTTCATCTTCTCTGGTAAGCAAAGGAAGGGCCTTATCGAGCTGCTCAGCGGTATAGATGATGTCTGGTTGTTCGTCTAGTATGTCGCAGCTTCTGAGGTCTTCTTGACGCTTAGTGTTAATGGTGCCTGGCACACGCATTAGTTGGTAAATCTTGGCTACAGCCTCGTCTGTCTTAAAATACCGCATAAGCTTTCGCTGAAGCTTCAAGAAGCTCATCGCATCCAGATCGCTTACTTTCCAATAAACGTGAATGCCATTTCCAGAGTCCACAATGCGACTAGGGTAAAGGCTAAACTTGAAAAGAAAATCAGTAAACGCTTCTTTAGACTCATACTTGTTCTCCTTTAAATCGAAATCTACAAACACATACTCAAATGTGTCGATTTGGGACCCGTCGACAATTGTGCCTGGAGTGTAAGAACTTGGACGGTTAGGTAAATAGTAAACATTGTAGCCTTGAGCATTATGCTCTAAAAGCTCTTCTTTAGTAAATTGGCCTTCTAAGACTTTCCTTTGATAAGGAAACTCTATTTCAGCCCAAGCTGGTAGTATAAGCCTATAGATTTCCACTTAACTCCTCCGATAAAGTAGGAGGGCCTAGCGGCCCTCACCCTCACAACTGGGCTTCCTTGCCCCGGCATGTGACTCCTATAAGCCGCTTAAGCCCTATTAGAGCGATGTTTAAGCATAGCTTGGATTTCGGCTTGACGAGAGGCGCTTGGGGTCGTAGCGGGGCGCTTAGGAGCTGTAGCGCGTTCTGGCTGCACTTCGTCAAGTGGTTCATCGTTGAGGTCTTCAACGTTATCGACGTCTTCATGAGTGTCAGTGTTTGAAAGAGCTACTCCTCCAACATCGATAGTATTCCCATCGTCATATTGAACTTGGAAGTTGTAGGGAGCTGCTTTGCCTTTCTGAGCTTTGCCCATACCGGTGAAGGTGACCAACACCATTTGGCCAAGTCGGTCCTTAGTGAGTTGACGATTCATATTTGTTTTGCCCCAAACACCGACGTTGCCGTCCTGGGTTTGGAAGAAATGAATAACGCCAATGCCGTAGTCTGACTTGGTCTCACGGTGGCCAAGATAATAGCCTTCAATGCTAGTTGGATTGGCTTTGCCTGTGGCATCCTTTCCTCCCAGCTTGATGGTCTGGTCTGATTTCAACTCTACTACTGTTTTGTATCCCATTTACTTATTCTCCTTATTGCTAGTTGCTTCCGGCAATATTACCGGGTCTTTATGCCTATCGTCAAGATCAGGCCTAAACTTTTCCATCCAAAGTAGGAATAAGATACAGCATCCGGCATGAGCTAGATGACTCAGTCCTGTCTCTGGATCTTTATCAATCCCTACGCTCCAAGCTCCTATATGCCTAAGTAGCGCTCCTAAAAGCCTAGTGTATTGAAGTCCTTTGGTCCAGTTCCAGCTATCATACTTTCTGGCGCCGAAAGTTAAAACCTTTGCGATCTCTTTTAGAGCTGCCTGAGGCAGGAGTTCGAAACGAACTTTATCTTGATCAAACTTAGTTCCTCCATTCATACGATTTTCTTTACACAGTCTTGGCAGTATCTTGGGTTTACGACTACTGCCATTCTGCTACTCCTTCCTTCCAAATGATTGTAGCACAGCCTTGGTGTTTTTGCATTCTTATGTTTGGTCATGAACGTTGATTCTGGTCTTATTTTTTTATCATCTTTCTTCTTAGTCTTGCTGAAGCAGTTCATAGCAAATAGTACCCATACCCATACAACTACGAGTATGATTAGGAGTACTACGGGTGTCATTTTCTATATAACTCAAATAAGGACGTCTTCATCCTATTTTGCGGTGTAATGCCCAGTGCCTTACAGAATCTCTCCATTACTTTAATTTGGTCCCAAGCCTCAGTCTCGCTACTCCATTTGTAGTCTTCTCTGGCTTCAATTTCAAAGAAGCGCCCTGATTCCTTCATTTCCTTATCATAACAGATGTAGTAAGAGAGCACGTACCAGTCGAATCTATACACAAAGCAGGTCTTGAAGATTGAGGTGTTATACTCATACCCAAACTCACCGCAAAGGGCCTGAATCTGGTCTTGGCTCATATGCTTGGCTAGATCAATGTTATGCTCGGTACGTATAAAGCTGTTGGCGTCTGAGGTCTTACGCTTGAACGTGAGCTCGTTTAAGTCAGTGCCATTCCTGTGTCGGCAGAATGAATTGGCATCTTTTGTGCTATGATAGAAGTGATCATACCCTGAAGAGTACAGGTAGTGCTCTGGGGTCCTTTCTTTGCAAAAGGTGTGGAAGCCCACTAATGACATCTCGTCGGCTCTATACTTGGTTTCAATTTCGGTGTATTTCATCTAATCCTCACTAGCTTCTTCGGTATAGGAAGAAATCCAAAGGCCGTGTAGCAGAACACTTCTAAGTCGGGGCTAAATGACTTCCATTTTTCTCTTGTTATTTCAGAGACATATTTTAAATCAATAGGTTTGATATAGGCTCCTGCAGGAAGAGTTTTACTTTCTCCGGTCCCCGGTGCTTTGCACTCATACTCAGTCATGAGGACATACTCCGGTACTAATGACATTACTTGCCTACGATCAGGAAGTTATCGATTAAAAGCTCTACGAGAGCTTTCTCTAGTTTGTACACGCTCTTGTGTTTAATTTTCAGAGGAGTCTCAAACTCCATAAGATGAATTACTTCGTGTATGAACGTGGCTAGAAGTGCTCTAGGACTAAGTCCGTCTTTTATTGTGATAGTGCGGGCGTTAGCGTCCGTGACACCGTAGCAATCTAGATTTTTCTTGAAGATTAGCCTATACCGCTCGGTGCCGTAGTAGATGTACTTAGGGTACTTACGCTGAGTAGGAATTTTAAAGGTCATCATCGTTGTTCGCTCCAAGCTATCATAACTTTCTTGACGTATTTTTGGTTCTTAGGCTTTCCGAACTTATCGGGATGATGTGAGCCTGCATTATAAGCTGCCACAGCTTTGATCACATCTTCGTGGTAGCGATCTAATTGATGGCGGAGGTATTTAGCTGCATATTTCATATTTATTTTAGGCTGACGAAGTAACGATGCGGGGCCTTTGAATCCTAGGTCTCTAGCCGTACCTTCTTTAATCTGACAGATGCCGAAGCTTGCTGATCCTTTATCGTTCTCTACAAAAGCCTGGGGGCGGTGTCCTGATTCTATAAAGCAAATAGAGCTTAGTAGACCAGGAGGAAGAGAATAGGTCTGAGTAGTAGCTGCAAACATTAGGGCTAGTGTGGTTGCTTCCATATGACTAGTATACCTCGATTAGGGTAAAAAGTCTAATATACTACAACCTCTTGATCCAACGGCCTTTTTTGTTTAGTTGCATTGGGATTAACTGAGGTATTCCATCTATAATAATAGCGCATCCTATGACTGGACGTCTTAGGTTGTTCTTATTATACGCCAGAGCCAAACTATGAGAGTCTACAAGGCATCCTACGGTCATCCCGAAGAGAAGGGCGTTTGGGTTACCCCAATAGCAGATCTCAAAGCTTTCGTGATGGTGGCCCTGCACAAAACTCATGCCTAAGGCTTGAGAATTTTTCTTAACGTTTGCGCCTTTGCTGTGGTGGAAGTAACAATCCGTTCCGTTAGGTAGGCTAGCTACAATATCAAAGTGCCATGTCCATCCCTTTGGAGCTTCTAGGATCTCTCTAGGGCTCTTAAATAGCTTTCTGGATAGACCGTGTGATAGAGCTTTACGGATCACTAGGGAGCCGTGGTTGCTCTCTAGTACTTGGGCTGTGGGGAATAGCTTGTATAAGGGCTTTAGGCAGTCAATAGCTTTTTTAAGTTCGGTGCCGGGGGAATCAAGATCTGGATCATGGTCATGAAAGCTTAAACTATGAAAGTCAACCTCATCGCCGCTAAGAATGACTCTAGTAGGACGATACTTGCTTTTGATGGCTTTTAAAAAGGCTTCCGTATCTGGGTGACTGTAAGGGGCATGAAGATCGCTAATAATTAAGATGCATTTGTTGTTCATCTAGCCTCCTACAATGTGGTTTAGTCTCACTTTTTGAATTCTGGAACAGATGTATTTCTGATCAAGTAGCTCTGAATCACTTTCTGACGCTCATCAATAACGTCTAAACGACTGTTAATCTTAGATAAAACAGCATCAACTAGTTCCTTTGACAGAATAGCTGGAAGTTCCTCTTGGACTAAATTTCTTAGTTGCTTTCTTAGGTCTTTCTGTGGGTTGCTCATACTTTACCTTTCTTATGAATACGGCGTTGACGGTTTTCTTCCTTGCTCTTTGCATCATGACACACCTTGCAAAGAATTTGAAGTCCTTTTATTCCGCAGAACAGACGAGAGATGTAGGTATTAAAGTCCGCTTTACCGGTGACCTCTACAACAGGTTCTTTGTGGTCTACAGCTACTGTTTTCCTGGAATTCTTAGATCCACACTTTATGCACTGGAAGTGGACCCTACGCATGGGCTTACCCTTCTTGCTGGGGATATAAAAATCAGACTTAGCGTTTTTAAGTGCCTGATGGTATTCAGGGCTATTACGGTGAGCACGTCTGAGGGCTGAGTATACAGCTGCTTGGAGGTTCCAAACGCGCTTAGCCACAATGAAGAGTGCTTTCGCCGTTCTCTAGAGTTACTTCGATTTGGTTTGAAATCATAGACTTAAACTCAGTGTTATGCTCGATGATGAAGATAGTCTCATAGGATTTCTGAAGCTCTTCCATGAGGGTATGAGCCTTAAGCTTAAGCTCGGCATCAAGGCCGTCAAGCGCTTCATCGAGCATTAAGATATTGAAATTAACACCTGAGCGCTGGGAAGCTACTTTCATAGCGCTGAGGGAGAAGCACAGCTTCAGGAGCTGGCGTTGACCTTTGGAAAGCTGTCTGTAAGAACACTCGTGTGTGTCTTTGAAAACCTTTACGTCTATGCTGTCTGAATCGGTCATAGCAAAGGCTACCTTAATCTCAGCTTCAAAGTGCTTAGATAACAACGAGTTAGTGTTTTGTTCTATCTCAGAACAGGCGCTTTGGAACATTCTCCCTCTAGAAGCTACGGCAATATCGTACACCTGGGTGAGATCGCTTGTGCGTCGTTTAAGCCTTGCTATTTCCGTTTCATCTGCAGATATCTTAGACTTAAGAGTTTTGGAATCCTTTTCAATAGATACCAGCTGGGTGTCGTGAGGGTTTTTCTTACCTTTGAGGCTTACAATAGCCTCTGAATAAGTGTTGGATGCTTCCTTGGCTATAGCGATCTGGTTGTCATAAGGATTCGGCTTCGACTGTTCTACGAGATATTGAGCTTTAGCAGTCTCAAAGTTCTGAATTAGTTGATCGTTCTCCTTCTGCTCTTTCAGAAGCAATGAGTGCCGTTCTTTCATCTTAGGAGCTACGCCTCCGCATTCGTGGCACTTGAAAGAAGATTCGATCCACTGAAGTTGTTGAATGAAGTCTTCCCAAGGCTCGATCTTAGTGTCTAGATATTCCATGTGCTGGGCTAATATCTCTAGCGTGCCTAAGCGCTTTTCTTCAAATTCCTTAAGTTTGGTATTTAAGTCTTCGATTCTCTTAGCTTTTTCTTGCTCGAAGTTTTGGCTTTTTTGCTCGTAGGCTTCAATTTCAGCTCTTTGTGTCTCTTCCCACTCTTTAGAAGCTTTTGTCGTCTGTTCCAAGATGCGAGTGCATTGGGCAAGCTGTGCACATCGCCCGCTGTGTTGTTCG